CGGCCCAGCCCGGCAACGCCGCACCTAGCGACAGCTCTCATCCCGATGCGAATGCCAATCCGGCAGCAGTCGCGCCTAACCCGCGTGACGAGATGTTCGTGCCCCAAGCAGCAGCGGTTGAACCGCTAGTCGGTGGGCCACAAGAACTGCGAATGGAGAAGGCAGGCCTGATGTCAGCAATGGCTCAGGCGTACACGCGAGGCGATATCACGCCGGATCAGGCGAACTACCTGTTCGGTCGTATCGACAACATCAACGAGAGCTTCAGGAGCGACTGATGAAAGAGGGGAAGACGCGCCTGCAGAAGGCGAAAGACAAGCGACGCGATCAGGCGTGGGAGGATGCCCTGAAGCACCCCGCGTGCCGGACCATGTTGCTAGACATCATCGGACGATGTGCTCTCTATCGAGATCCGTTCTCCGGCGATGAAGAGAGCACGAGCTACCTCGTAGGCAAACAAGCCATCGCGAGGATCATTCTGGTTCAGCTGGATACGATTGACCCTCAATTGTACCCGCTCATGCTGCTGGATCAGGCCAAAGAGGAAGCGAGCGTCAGGCGCGGGAAGCCGGCTCCAGAACAAGAGAGTGACGACAATGGCTGAAGACGACAAGATGGCCGACGATAAGGCCACAGAGAAAGATACCGCCAAACCGGCGGACAAGGAATTGTCCTACGGGGAAGAGACCCCGAAGGATAAGACGTCCGAAGACACCAAGAGCGATGCGGATGACAAAGACGACAAACCACCCGAGGGTGAAGAAGTCGACGACAAGTCCGACAAAGCCGGCGAGGGTGACGACGACGACAAGAGCGATGACAAGTCTGATGACCCGCCTGAGATCCCGTTCGAGATCGCCATGCCCGAGGGCATGGAGGTCGACAACAATCTTCTGGCGGCGGCTGCTCCGACACTGACCAAGCTGAAGGCGACCAACGAAGATGCTCAGGCATTGACGGACGCCTACATTGAGGTCCGGTCGAAGGAAGCCGAAGCCACCGCTAAGACGTGGGCTGACAAACGCGCCAAGTGGATCGCGGACGCGAAGGCTGATGAAGCCATAGGTGGCGACAACTGGGAGAACACTCTCCAGAACGTCGACGCCGTTCGCAAATCCGAGTTCCATACCGAAGGTTTCGGTGAACTTGTCGATGCCACGGGAGTGGGCGACCACCCTGAAGTCATTCGCATGGTCAACGGATTTGGCAAGACCCTCAAAGCCAACGAGGCTTTGGTCAAGGAGAATGCCGAACTGAAGGCCAAATTAACCGGCGAAGATATCCCGCATAAGAGCTCTGGCGAACCTGCCAAATCCGCACCCGCCAGTGCCGAGGACAACTTCTACGACGACAGAACGCCCAAGGCTAAAGTGCGGTAAGCCTTACGGCCAACAAGGAGAAGCAAGATGGCAACTCTTGCCCACACATACGCCTCCCTCGCTGATTTGTTCCAACAGCAGGAAGGCAATGGCGACATCGCCAACATCATCGAAATGCTCATGCAGCGTACCCCGGTGATGCGTGATGGCGTCGTGATGGAGTGCAACAATGGCGCTCGTCACCTGACTACCGTCCGTACTGGACTGCCCGCACCAACGTGGCGGCGCCTTTATCAGGGTGTCACACCGACGGTCGGAGCGCAGGCTCAGGTCGAAGACGTCACCGGCATGATGGAAGATTGGTCGGAGATCGACGCCAAGCTCGTTGAGATGGCGAAGTCCCCCGGCAAGTTCCGCATGAACGGCGCGCGCTCTCACATTCAGGGCATGGCCCATGATCTGGAGAGCACGATCTTCTACGGAGACACCGACAGCGACCCCGAGAAGTTCATGGGACTGCATCCTCGTTTCAACGATCTGAGCGCCGCCAACGGCAACCAGATCATCGACGGCGCAGGCACCGGCTCGGACAACACCTCGATCTGGTTCATCACTTGGGGTGAAGACAGCTGCCACCTCTTGTACCCTGAAGGGTCCAAGGCGGGTCTCACGCGGGACGACAAAGGTAAGGAGACCAAGGAGAATTCCGACGGCACTCTTTATGATGTCTACCGCGAGAAGTTCACGCAGGATGTCGGGCTCTCTGTCCGCGACTGGCGTGGCGTGGCTCGTGTCGCCAATATCGACGTGTCTGATCTGACCGCCGATGCAGCGACTGGCGCGGATCTTATCGATCTGATGATCGACGCTTACTACCAGCTGGACAATCCGAACCAGCCGGGTGGCAAGACCATCGGTTATTGCAGCAAGACCATTGCGAAGTTCTTGGACAAGCAGACCATGAACGGCACCAATGTTCAGCTGACGTACGCTGAAGCCCACGGGCGCAAGGTTCCGGCCTTCCGTGGCATCCCGATTGAGATGGCCGACGCCATCCTTGAGACGGAAGCGCAGATCACCTAACCCGGTGATTGCCTGAGGGGCGCCCAATCCCGGGCGCCCCTAATTCGAACCGGTCAAGGAGCAAACACTATGACCATTCTCGATATCCGGACACTGTTCAGCGACGATCAGGCGATCACCGCAACTGCAGTATCCACAAATGTCCTCGACCGAGGCGCCGTTGGCACCCCGGTCGGCGGCGCGGCGGCTCTGTCGTCTGACCTTGGTAAGTCCATGGTCCCGTTCGAAGTGATCGTGACCGAAGCCTTTGCCACGCTCACCTCGCTTACCATCACGCTCGAAACTGACGACAACTCTGGGTTCTCGTCTGCACTCACCAAGTGGACCTCCGGCGCCGTTGCCGCGGCCGCTCTGGTTGTTGGTAAGCGGATCCCCATCGGCTACGTCCCCGAGGGCGTTGACGAACGGTACGTGCGGCTGAACTACACCGTGACTGGCTCCAGCGCCACCGCGGGCAAGATCACCGCCGGCATCGCTGCTGGTCTCCAGACCAACCGGTAATCAGCAGTAGCAAATTATACGCGGTAGCGCATAAAGTGACTTTATGCGCTATCGCGTATATTCCAACTCCAACCCGAGGAATGATCGATGAGAGTGAAAGCACTACACAAAGGCCACTACGGGACGCTGAGGCAGCCCGGTGAGGTCTTCGACATCAACGACAAGAAAGCCGAGAAGGGCGACAAGTGGCCGATCGCGTTCTCTCCGCGGTGGATGCGCGCAGTCAATCAAGACAAAGCCGTCAGCCGGCCGGAGCTGGGCGACGACGGTAAGCTCCTCGTAGCCCCGCGCCCCCAGACCCCGCCGCCGGTCAAGAACATCAAGGACCTCGACATCGACGGCCAATCGACGCCTGACGTGACGGTCAGCCCTGATGAAGAGTACGAGCCGGACCCTGCTGACGCGTACGACACCGCTGACGAGCCGGATGAGGTCGAGGCCGAGCCGAAAGCAAAGACCACCCGCAGACCACGCCGCGCCAAAGCGGCGTAAACCAAACACAGGAGCAGGCGCATGGCGCTCACATTTCCCAAGACGGAGATCGGAGTTATCAATCTAGCTCTCCACTATATGAGCCAGACCAAGGGCGAGACCGTGTCTGACACTCATATGGCGGTGCGCGCCTGCTCCTTTGTATTGCCTCAATCCCGGGATATGCTTCTTCAAGTGTACAGCTGGGAGTGGGCAAGCGAATTCGTAGCGCTCGGAGCGCTTACCAACGACATGGCAAGCCGCTGGGGGTACAAATACTCACGCCCGGCAGGCTGCATGAAGGTGCGCGAGATCTCCGACTACGGGGGCCCGAAGCGCAACTCCGGCCACGACAGCATCAGACATGAAGCCACAGGCAACGCGATCTACTGCGACCTGTACGAGGCCTATTGCTGGTATGTGAAGGAGCAAGGCGAGGTCGGCGTCTGGCCCAACTATTTCATTGAAGCCGTGGCGGCTGATGTCGCCATGCGCTGCATCGCATCGATCACCAAGCGCCCGGCGCTCGCACTGGAGCAGGCCAAACAGTCCAAGCAGATCATCGGCATGGCGGTCGGCGTCGACGCGAACGAGAGCAACAACCCCCCGGACTTCGTTCCTGAATTCATTCTGGCGAGGGAGTAAATGACCTACCGCCATGCCCAGAAGAGTTTCGTCGGAGGCGTCGCGTCTAAGGACGTGCAGGGCCGTACCGATCTGTCCAAGTACACCTCTCTTCTGGCAACTGCCGAGAACACGCTGGTCCTCCCACACGGCGGCGCCGTGAAGGCCCCGGGCACATACTTCATAGCCGAGGTGCTGGACAGCGGCGAAGAGACGACGCTGGTGCCCTTCTCCTTCTCGACGACACAAGAGTACGTGCTGGAGTTCTCCGACAATTTCATGCGGGTCATCCGCAACGACGGCGTCATCCTAGACACCAGCACCACGATCAACATCACAGGCATCACTGCGGCGAACCCACCTGTTGTCACCACCTCAGGCGCGCATGGCTTCGTCAGCGCTGACCGGGTGTACGTCGACGGCGGCGCTGGCATGCCTGAAGCTACCGGCTTCTGGATGGTGTCCAATGCTACCTCCACCACCTTCGAGCTCATGGATATGTGGTCCGTAAACGCCGACGGCACAGGCTGGTCTGCCTACACCACGGGCGGCACAGCGGATCTGGCGTACAAGACGGCGTCGCCCTACACGGCCGCCGAAGCGCACGAGATGGTACACGTCCAAGAGGCGGACATCATGTACGCCGCGCACCAGACCTATGCGCCGCGCAAGCTCTCACGCACCGCCCACGACGTGTGGACCTTCACCATACCCGACTTCTTACCCGACATTGCGGCGCCAGCGAACATCCTCGCGGCGCGCGACAGCGGGTCAGGCAGTGACGAATACACCTACACCGTTGCATCCATCTCTTCAGATACCGGCGAGGAGAGCCTCCCCGGCACCGAGAGCATGATCACCAATGATCTGACGGGCGCCGGCAACGCGAACATCGTCACATGGGACGCCGTCGCAGGCGCCAGCCGGTACATCATCTACAAGGAAGACAATGGCGTCTTCGGCTACATCGGCGGCACCACCGACCTGCAGTTCATTGACGAGAACATCGTCGCGGATCTCGCGGACGGGCCGCAAGAGGGCAACAACCCCTTCAACGCGGTTAGCGACTACCCCGCCTGTGTCACCTTCTTCGAGCAGCGCCTCGCCTTTGCGGGCACGGTCAACAGCCCTCAGGGGGTGTGGATGTCGCAGTCGTCCAACTACGAGAACATGGGGCGATCCCAGCCGGCCAAGGCGAGCGACAGCATTGAGCTGCGGGTCAAGGCACGGCAGGCGAACTCCATCCGCGCGATGATCCCGCTGGAAGAGCTTCTGCTGATGACGTCCTCCACGGAATTTGTCATCAAGCCGGGTGAGGAAGGGTACCTCACACCGTCGAACCCTGTCGTCCGGCCGCACGGCTACCGCGGCAGCTCTGTCCTGCAGCCGCTCGTTGTCGGCAACATCATCCTTTATACGTACGCACGCGGCGGGGTCATCCGAGATCTGGGCTACGAGTTCACGACGGACAAGTACCAAGGCAATGACCTGACGATCCTCTCGCGCCATCTGTTTGAAGGCAAGGAGATCCGGGCATGGGCGTACCAGCAGGTACCCGACAGCATCGTGTGGCTAGTCATGAACGATGGGTCTCTCATCTCTATCACCTACGTGCGAGAGCACGAAGTGTGGGCATGGTGTACCCACCCCCGGAGCGCTGGCACGTATTTCGAAAGTGTCACCGCAATCGGCGGCGCCACAGAAGATGACGTCTACTTCATCACCAAGCGGACCATCAACAACAACACCAAGCGGTACGTAGAGAAGCTGGCCAGCCGGCTGTTCACCGACAAGGTCGAGGGCACCGATATAATGCTGCTGGACTGCGGCCTCACATACAAGGGCACCGGTTCAATCCTCTCCGGCTTCCGTCACCTCGTCGGCGAGACGGTAACCGCCTATGTCGACGGCACCACCATCACAGGCCTCGTTGTGGACGCCAACGGCGATGTGGATCTGGGCGACGTATCAGTCACTGACATCGCACATGTCGGCCTGCCGTACACCGCTACGATCGAAACACTGCCTCTGGATCTCAAGGCTGCGGCCAAGGAGCTCGGCGTAACCGCCGGCCGTCAGATCAACCTTGGTCAGGTCTACGTCCACATCGTGGATACGAAGGGCATCTTGGTAGGCCCCAATGCGGGCCACATGGAGAAGCTGATACTGCGCGATCAGGAGGACTGGGGCGAGAGCACCAATCTGGGCAATGGCCCCTATGGCATCGACGTGGAGGGCGAGTGGTACAACTCCGGTCGGGTCACGGTTCAACAGCCGAACCCGGAGCCGATGCACATACTGTCAATCATGCCGGATGTCATAATGGGAGATTGAGATGGACATTGGATGGGAGAAGGGCTCGGGCGAGAATGTCGTGAAACATGTCGCCGACCATCTAAGAGAAGCCGACCGAAGAGAGTGCTGGGCGTATGGGTTGGACGATCCGATGGAGGGTTTGACCAAATCCATCGCAACGTCCGACAGGACGTTCACTGGTTACGCTGACAGCGAGCCGTGTGTTATCTTCGGGGTGGGCCGCCTGAGTGTGCTGTCGTCTACGGGGGTACCGTGGCTGATGGGCACCGACAAGGTGGACGAGAACAAGATACGTTTCCTGCGGGAGAGCATGATCGTCCGCGACGTGCTCATGGAAGGCTACGGCAACCTCCGCAACATAATCCACATGGAGAACACCAATTCTCTGAACTGGCTCCAGTGGATGGGATTTCAACTGGCCCCGCCGATTGTGTGGGGGCCTCACTTCGAGTGGTTCGTTCCATTCTTTCTGGAGAAACAACATGTGTTTGATGGCAGCAGGCGCCGCGGTGGGGGCAGCAGCGGGAGGGATCAGCGGCCTCTCCAGCATAGTCGGCATTCTGGGCACCGTCATGAGCACGATGGCCGGGATGGCTCAAGCCAACTACCAAGCCGAGATAGCGTCAATGAACGCACAGATCTCGGAGAAGAGAGCCCGCGACGCAATTGACCGAGGCACCGACGAGGAGCAGCGGCACCGCATGAAGGTAGCCCAGATCATGGGCCGCCAGATGGCAGGCATGTCCGCCGGAGGTGTCGACGTATCCTTCGGTTCTGCCTACGACACGCTGGAGACCACCGCCATCATGGGCGAGCTGGACGCGATCGAAGTCCGCCGCAATGCAGCGTGGGAGGCATACGACTACCGGGTGCAGGGCTTCAACTTCAATGCTCAGGCTGAGCTGCAGAAGAGCCAAGCGAGGAGCATCATGTTCTCCGGCATTATTGATGGGCTGGGTCACGCGGTCGACTTCTCCGATGCCCAGAAGAAGAACACTGTCGTCGGCAACGGCGGGTCCAGCGTGGGGACATACTGATGATCGGCATACCTCTCTATAACGAGCGACAGGTCAAGAAGCGGCCGAAGCACCAGCAGTACATCACTGTGCAATCCAACCCCAGCCAGTTCGGCGCGGGGGTCGGCAGCTCGCTGGGCAAGCTCGCGGGTGCGCTCAAGGCACGGGAAGACGAAGCGGCTGCGGCCAGCGCTCGCGACGCTGACAACGGTTACGCTGACTGGCTGCGCGACTACCTCTACAATGAGAAGACCGGCTTCACTCAGAAGGAAGGCGAGGACGCGTACAAGTCACGCGACGCCGCCGACGCTGATATCGAAGCGGCACGGGTGCGCTATGGTAAGGGGCTCACAGGCGATGCCGCCGTGAAGTACAATCGCGCCTCTCAAGGCCGGCGTGCAACCGCGCTCAACACGACGATCAAACACAGCGGTACACAGTTCAACGTCTGGGCGAACAACACCCAGAAAGCCCGCATGCAGGGGTACGTCAATGACGCCGTCCTTGCGAAGGACGACGCCGGCGCTCGTGGCGAGCAGCTCGCAGCTGGTCGTGCAGAGCTGGAGGCGTACGGCAATTCGAGAGGCATGAGCGACGAGCAAATCCAAGCCATGACCTCTGGCTGGGAGAGCGGCGCCCGGCTGAAGATCATCGAAGCGATGGCCGTTGAAGCCCCCATGGCGGCGTGGCGATATTACCAAGGTATCAAATCGGAGATGACCGCGGAAGACCGCCACACCATGGAGACCTCACCGCTGGCGGACGCGGTCGCGGATAACGGGCTGAAGGTCGGCGCCGTCAAGGCCGGCCAGATAGCAACCCCGGACGACAGCCCCAATACTATCGAGCGAGCGAAGAACCCGACCGCTTCGAGCTGGGGGGAGACTGGGGTCGCTCCCGACAAGGATGACAGCCGCTTCAATAACGATGCGGAAGGCGAGAAGGTAGCGCCGCAGGCGAGCCTCCGTCAGGTTACCCGGGATGGGCAGTCGGCCTATGCGTTTCTTGCATCAAGATCCAACAAGTCCGGCACAGCCATCACCGGAATGCGCGAGGGCTTCGCGCGTAATCTCGCGGCGCTCATCCACGCCTCTGACCGGACGCTGGGTCCGGGGCTGACTATATATTCGGGCTATCGCAGTCAGCCGCACCAGAACAGACTGTTCGCTAACGCGGTCAAGACGCACGGCAGCGAGGCCGCGGCGCAGCGCACCGTGGCGAAGGTATCGAACCACACCCGGGGCATCGCCGCCGATCTGATGTTCAATGGCGTACGACTGGACAAAGTGTCTCCTCGTATCAAGGATGCAATACACGCGATGGCCGAAGATCTGGGCATGCGCTTCCGAATGAGTTACGAGCCGTGGCACATCGAACCCGGCAGCGGGGCGAAGAGGATCGCGCCCAAGCCACAAGCGCGGCCTAACGTCCCTCTCGCGATGCTGCGCAAGTACGGCGTCACCGAGACGACAGCCACCCACGACGATGACCCCGACCAGCTCTCGAACGTCGACGGCAAAGGCGACATGGGCGAATTCAATCCCGACATAAGGTATCTGGTCGAGCACGTCGGCCCCGACGACGCCACCGGTGAACGGGTACAGGCTGCCATGACAGGACTGGAGGCATGGGTCTTGGAAGAGCCGGACCCTATACTCCGCTCCAAACGCCAAGCAGCGGCCAACGATCTGATCACACAACGACAGAAGGCTCGTACGGCAGCAGCCAAGGCAGCAGAAGACACGCTGTGGAAGCTCGCCATGGATGGCAACTACGAGCAGGCGACAACGGAGATGAAGACCGTTGCCGGCCGTAGTGCTGTGTCCGGCATTGAGGATTTCCTCGCCAAGGATGACGACGAGACCAATGAGGCCGCATACTACGGTATCCAGCGCCAGATCATCAACAACCCCGACCAGTTCAAGAGTGCAGACCTACGCTATGTGCGCAAGCATCTGTCCAAGGCCGACTACAAGAAGGTGGTCGACCAGCAAGCGAAGCTGAATACGCCGATGGCGGTGACCGAGAAGATGAAGATCAGCGTCATGATGTCGACGGTCGAAGACACACTCAGGAGCGCGAAGATAATTCAACCCGCGGGTGACATGACCGCTGACGATTATGCGACGCTGGGCCAATTCCAAGCGGCCTTCGCTGACATAGTGGACCGGTTCGAAACGGCAAACAACCGATCGCCAGACACAATGGAGCTGCTCGGTATTGCCGATGCACTGCTCCTGCCAGTCACGCTGGGCCACAATAAGAGGTTCATCGGAATACCCATACCGGGCACCACCCGCGAAAGCAGGTTGTTCCAGACGCCTCATGCCGCTAATGATGGGGATCAGATCGACATCGTTGTCGACTACGAAGACATCCCGTCACACATGCGAGTGGAGGCAGCAGCGCAATTGTCCGACCATCTCGGCCGCACGCCGACCACGGATGAAGTGGTGCAATTCTACGAGGATCTGCTGCAGAAGCGCCTCGACATCAAATAGGAGATCGAATGCCGTACCAAGACGAGATGGCAGACCTGCTTAAGGAGCGCAAAGACGCGGACAAGCAGGTAGCCACAGCTCAGACACAGGCAGCCCAACAGCTCCCGGCAGACGACGCTGCTCGCGCGTCTGCGCTCGGCAAGATGTACGGCGCACCGCCGGACATGGTCGGCCGCAACCTCCCCGCCTTCGAGACCCGCTTCAGCAAAGATGTTGCTGACAGGGTGCTCGACCGCAACCCCGCCATATCCAAATATCTGTCGGTCCCAGAGAACGCCGCCGTCTCCCATGACGACTGGCCGGGCATGGTGTTCGTCAACGACCTGCTGCGCGCGTTCGACCGATCGGCGCTGAGCGTCCGGCAAGGCGCCGAAGTCCACTTCCAAGGTATCGACGATCAAGCTCGTGCGGACGAGCATCTTTCGTTCGCGGAGATCTTCGCGGACGAGAGGAAGAAATCCGAGAATAAAGTCAAGGGTTTCGCCGACGGGTTCGACGACATAGCCAATCCTTTCGGCGATGGCCCCGACAAGACGGCACCCGACATCGTACGTGCGCCAATGAGGAGCATGATCGCCGCTGGCGATGACCTCATATCGGCGTACGCACGTTATGTAAGCAAGACCGCGGTGAACGCTCAGGACACAGAGCCTGACGAGCAGGCCAAGCGACGTGCGACCAATGTGGTCAAGCTACAGAAGATCATGGATGCTCGCGCCGCGAACAGCCCCGAAGTTCAAGATATGAACGTAACTATGCAGGCGAATATCGAGGAGCTTGGAGGCACGCTCGGTCTCTTCAAGACTATCGTCGACCAGCCAATCGTCTTCATGCGCTTCGGCGCCGAGACGCTGGCGGAGTTCGTCCCCATCATGATCGCCTCCGGTGCCATTTCAGCAGTCACCCGTAAGCCGTTCGGCCTTGTGGCTGGCGGTGGCTCGCTGACTTTCGAGGCGACCCGGAGCACTTCAGAATTCATGCAGAGGCACGGGGTCGACTTCAACGATCCCGAGAGCGTGCTGGCCAAGTTCAAAGACCCCGAGTTTGTACAAGAGGTACGCACCCACGCGAACGCCCGCGGCATCGTTATCGGCATACTGGACGGGCTGTCGGGTGGTGTCGCGGGTACTATGCTGTCCAAGTCCAAGACAGGCAACATCCTCCTACAGGGGCTGGCTCAATCCCTGATGGGTGCCGGTGGCGAAGCGGCCGCACAG